GGTGCCCGCAGAAGAAGATGAAGAGCCAGATACAGATGATTGCTAGGATTATTTTGTCCCGGAAACTAATTAAATCGGACAAAGGTTAAAAACATGAAAGGGCTATCTCCAAAATTTCCTGTTGCGTTTGATAATACACTTGGCGCATATCAACTAAATAAGACGTTTAAAGAGATGATTCGCCAAAATATGATCAACTTGCTATTAACGAATAAAGGCGAAAGAGTAATGGATATTAATTTCGGCGTTGGGCTCCGATCTTATTTTTTCGAACCCATGGTGAGAGGCACTCAGGCCACGATTGCTACCGACATACGAACCCAGGTTTCGAAATATATGCCATTTGTAGAAATCAATAGTATTGATTTTCATAGCGGCGACGACGTATCTCTTAGTGCAAACGTGCTTGGAGTTACTCTTTCTTATCAGATTATACCACTTAGAGATACTGATAGGATTACTATTAGCGAGAGCGCGGTCGGAATTTAACTAGGGGATTAAGATGGCTTCAAACGCAAAAAAGAAAGTAAAAATGATCGACTATACTAGTCGCGATTACGATAGTATAAAAACCAGTTTAGTTAACTATGCAAAAAGATACTATTCTGATAGTTTTAAAGACTTTAACGAGGCCGGCTTCGGCTCGCTTGTTTTAGATTCCGTGGCTTATATTGGCGATATCCTCTCGTTTTATTTAGATTATCAAGTTAATGAGTCATTTTTGGATAGTGCAATGGAATACAATAATGTTGTGCGTATTGCTCGGCAGCTGGGTTATAAATATTGTGAAAGCTCTACGTCGACCGGCACGGCTGATTTTTATGTTACAGTTCCAGCCGATTCAGTAGGCGCCCCAGATACTAGCTATTATCCTACTTTGCGCGCTAGCAGTCAGTTTAGCTCAGTCGATGGTAAACTTTTTAACTTAACTGAGGATATTTATTTTGGTGCGGTCGGAAATGAAATCCTAGTGAGCGCTGTTGACGGCACTACCAATGTTCCAACTTATTTTGCTGTAAAAGGTTCTGGAAAGGTGATTTCGGGCCGAATTGAAACCGAGACTAAAACTATAGGAACGTTTCAAAAGTTTTTAAGAGTTTCGCTCGCGAATCCGGCAGTTACAGAAATTATCTCTGTGATTGATTCTGAAGGGCATGAATACTTCGAGGTTTCTCATTTGGCTCAGGAGATAGTATACAAAGCAATAAGAAACAATAATGCTGATAAAAACACTGCTCCGTCTATTCTTAAAGCGGCCCCGGCCACTCGGAGATTTGTTCTAGAAAAATCACGTAATGCGGCATACCTACAGTTTGGTTATGGCAACGATAGCGAGCTTACAAATCAGTCGGTTGTAGACCCGTCTAAAATAACACTACAGCTGCATGCCCGAGATTACTCTACAGAACAAGAGTTTGATCCAACGAACTTAACATCTACCGACAAGTTTGGAGTTGCTCCTGCGAACACTATTTTGACAATAAGATATAGGATTAATGATGCTGATGACGTCAATATTGCGTCAAATACTTTAACCAATGTGGTTATGCCCTTTTTAGAGTTTGAAAACCAAGGATCGTTAAACCCCACCAAGAGAAGGACGGTACGGCGTTCTATAGAGGTTAATAACGAAAGGCCCATTTTAGGCGATGTATCACTGCCATCAACAGAAGAAATCAAACAACGGGTGTTTAGTTATTATGCAACTCAGAATAGAGCCGTGACAATCGAGGATTATCAGGCCATTGTATATGCAATGCCTCCTAGCTATGGGGCGGTGAAGCTTTGCGCAATAGGTAGGGATTTTGATTCTTTTAAGCGCAACCTTAATTTGTATGTAATGTCAGAAGACAGTGATGGATTTCTGGTTATCACCAATGCAACTATCAAACAAAATTTAAAAACGTGGCTTTCTAGGTATAAAGTAATAAATGATACCATCGATATTCTTGATGCGCGCCCGGTTAATTTTGGAGTTGAGTTTTCTATAGTGACGGATTATTCTAAAAACAAATATGATGCCTTAAGCGCGGCCAACGCAAGATTGAGAAACTATTTTGTTAATCATCCATATGATATTGGTGAATCGATTTATATTACGGATATTTACAAGGAACTGCAGCGCGTTCCTAATGTTGTTGATGTATTGGATGTTAAAATAATAGGAAAAAATGGTGGCATTTATGCAGACGCAGGTTACGATTTTAATGCACACCTTTCCAATGATGGAAGATACATTACTAGCCAAAAAGATGTGGCTTTCGAAGTTAAATATCCCAATAAAGACATCCAAGGAACGGTAATATAATGGCGATTAAAAGGTATATAGCTGATAAAGACAATACTATTACTAATGCATTTCGTTCCTCTCTTTTGGATACGCAAAGGGGCACGGGCTCCAATATGGGCGCCGCAGATGTTCTCGAAACATTTTCGATTTATGGAGAAAGCTCAGGCTCTAACGGACTTTCTCAGGAGCTTTCGAGAGTTATTATACAGTTCCCCGTCTCAACTATCTCTGCGGATCGTACAGCCGGGACCATTCCGGCCAGCGGCAGCGTAAGTTTTTATCTTAGAATGTATAATGCTCGTCATGCTTTTACATTGCCTCGCAACCTAATCCTCGCCATACAGCCAGTATCCGCTTCTTGGGAAGAGGGCGTCGGCCTGGACATGGACGAATATAAAGACGTCACTCATGATAACAGCGGCTCAAACTGGATACGTAGAGGAAAAGTGGGCGAGTGGGCCGCAGTGGGGGGTGACTATTTAAGCAGCCCGTTGTATACAGCATCATTTTCGAGCGGTTATGAAGACCTCAAGGTTGATATATCCGAGATTATAGAAAACTGGATTACCGGAAGCAGCGGCAGCGAATATGAAAATTATGGATTAAGCGTAAGAATAACAGCCAGCCAGGAAGCTTATTTTTCGAGTTCGGTTGGCGCCGATAGTGGGAGCCTTATCCAAAATACGGTAGGTTCTACAGAATCATATTATACTAAGAAGTTCTTTGCTCGTTCTTCGGAGTTTTTCTTTAAGCGCCCCGTAATAGAGGCTCGTTGGGATTCTCGTGTTAAAGACGATCGAGGAAACTTTTATTACAGTAGCTCACTAGCTCCCGCGGCAGATAATCTTAATACTTTATATTTGTACAACTACGTCCGCGGAAAGTTGGTGAATATTCCTTCTGTGGGAACAGGAAGTATTTTAGTTAGCCTTTATTCGGGATCCACAGCACCATCTGGCTCCAAACTGGCATTGCCGATTGGCGGTGGCGTAGTAGCCGCTAGCGACTTAAATGTTACTGGTGGCTGGTACAAAACAGGGATTTATAGCGCTTCGATGGCGGCTACGGGAACTCTTACAGCCCTATTTGATGTGTGGCACAGCGGCGGCACAGAGTTGTTTACTAGCTCTATAAGCCCAAATACGCTGCTGGGATTTAATAACGCTCCGACCGAACAATATGCTAGCTCTATAAGCAACTTAAAGGACAAGTATCGTCGTTCCGAAACCGCCAGGTTTAGACTTTTTGTAAGAAACAAAGACTGGAGCCCGACAATATATACAGTATCTAATAACAATCCATCAAACGAAACCATTGTAAGCGCATCCTACAGGATATATCGAGTAGTGGACAACCTAGAGGCCGTGGGATATGGCACCGGCAGCGATAAGAGTACTTATTTATCCTATGATGTTTCCGGTAATTATTTTGATTTAGACATGTCCCTGCTCCAATCAGATTATGCATACGGAATTAAGCTTTCATACTATAATGGATCTAGCGGCGACTGGGTAGAGCAGCCAGAAGATTTTAAATTTAGGGTAGAAGAAAGCTAACTATGAGCATTAAAAGTCTTTTTGATAAGATCAAGATTGAGAAATCTTTAGTCAATAAGACGGCTGAAGATATCGGTGCGGAAGTAGAATCTGTTAACTATCACGAAGCAGATGTTCTGGATGAATCTAGATTTATACCAGCCGTAGACTTTTCAAAAGCAGAAAACTTTGCACGTTATGGCTCAGCAAAAAAATATTATGAGGATGCCATACAAAATATTTTTAAGACTTATCCATACGATGGCTCATTGTATGAAAAAATAAACTGGGGAAATAGTTCT